GTGGAAACTCGGGTGGCAAAGCGCTTAGTCGTGGTGTGAGATTTAACTAACGAGTAGTGCGGTAGGCTTAAGGGCGTCCGTGCCCACACCCTTTCGGGGGCCTTTGTAGCACTCACACACCAACCAAGCAGGTGCCAAGCCGAGAGTTCCCTCTGTCACCTCACGGCCCAACGAACCGTGACTCCACAAAGTCATGGTTCGAGTGGTAGTTCAAGTACCGAGCCAAAAAGTTAGCATCGGTAGCTTCAGCAAGCGTGGCCTCAATCTCGCGCTGGGCCAACACGGAAACCCCATAGAGCTGCTCAAACAGGGCGCGTGTTGCGGGAGATGGGTTGTAGGGAGCCACCTTGAGGGTAGGAGGAAGCTGATGGTAGCCATCAAGCACAAACCTGGGTTCAACCCCTACTGTTAGTGCCAAGGCTCTCTCGGCGAGCGGCCTGATGATGGGACACTGGGGCGACTCATAGATGGCGGACAGTGCCTTTGCCCGCAACAGGCTTAGCATCACCGGAGTTCCGCCTTCTATGCATGAGAGTGTCCAACCAAAAGTTTGGAGGAATCGGATAGGGTCACGGATGTTTCCATCGTCAGCAGCAACGATGCCGCAGAACCCACCAAGGCAAGGGTCAGGGATCTCTACCATCTTAATGACGAAGCCCAACTTGGTGAACACGTCAGTAAAATCACCAGGAAGTTCCCCGTCAAAAGCAAAGATCCCGTCATCACCTTCAACAAAACCATCAGTGTTCAAGCCACAACGCGAAGCAGCGAAGTGCATGAGCATGAGGTTTGTGAAGCCATTGCCCAAGGAGGTGCACATGTCACCAGACATCCTCCGGCCCTTCAGGGTGACCTTGACACCATTCCTGAACTGAAGGACATTTGTGCTCGTCAATGTAAGTGTGATGTAACGTGCCAACTTCGGGAACCTAGTTAGCATGTACTCATACAACTCACACTCACAGGACTTCATCAACTCGCTGGAGAATGAGGACTCAAATGCAGTGTAGTCAGTGACGATGTACCTACACCCAGCCTTCTTCAGCGTCTGTATGTGCTTGTAGCGCTCCGGAACCGGCACATGTTTGATGAAGTATGGTTCGCCATTCGGTTTCACAAGCTCATAGACTTCACGTTCTATCGATGCCATGGCCGGGCCAAGTATCACCTTAGCCCAGTCTGACCGAGACATGATGGAACGTGCAGGTTTAACTGAGTCACCGATAGGGTATGACTCAGATTTGATGAAGCACTTAACCTTTGAGGACTGCTTACGAGTCGGTAAGTTTCCATGCAGCTCCTCATAAACCTGGATGAGCTCTCTTTTCCTTTCCTGTGTGTAAGGGGCCTGTTCGATCCATTCTTCAAACGACATCAATTGGGTAGTAGCAAGAGGTCTCACATGCTCCTTAAGGAAAACACGGACAAAAGACCGGAATTCAGAAAGAAGCTTTTTATCAACCTCAGGTAATTTAACCCCAATGCGTTGCTTGACAGCCTGGACGACAGTAGCAGTGTCATTCGAGTCTCTGACACACGGAGCAATGCCCGCCACAGCGCCGAACGGCAATCGCCGGAACATTTTTCTTCTGGGCTTGATGATCTTTGTTGCTTCAACGACTTTGACCATCTCAGAC